CCACCGCGTCGGGGATCGTGTCGGCGAGGTTCGTCGCGGCGTAGACGACGTGGAGCGTGCCGTGCGTGCCGACGGTGATCTCGCGCGTGTAGGGGAAGGCGAAGTCGCCCACCCCGAATGTGAACTGGCCCGAGGTGTCGTTCTGCGCGGGGATGTCGATCTGGGTGACGGTCGCGAAGTACTTCGCGCTCTTGATCGTCTCGCCGCCGGCGGTCGCCGTGAGCGTGAGATTGTCGGTGATGACGTTGCCCGCGAGGTCGGTGCCCGTGACGACGATCGGGGCGGCCGTCGTGTAGCTGCCCGAGTGGGTCGTCGTCGTGACGGTGACGATGCGCGCCGCGGGCGCCGGCGCGGGCGTGCCGCCCTTCGCGCCATTGAAGCCGGCGCCCGAGATGGAGGTCGGCGTGGCGGCCGTCGCGAGCGCCGTGACCAGCGCGTTCGCCACCGCGGCGAGCGATGCGAACGACACCGAGTGCGCGCACGCGGCGCGCGTCGACGGTCCGGGCAGCGGCAGGCTCACGGGGCGGGGTTTCCCTTCAGGCGGCGCGCCGCATCTCGGCGGCGACGGCGGACAGCGGCAGCTCGGTCGCGAGGATGACGGGGATGCACTGGCAGAACGGGTGCCGCGGCGGGTCGCCGCCGGGCAGCTCCTGGTGCGCGAGGACGACGGTGCCGTGCATGCGCGCGCACTCGGCGCAGACCTTGAGGTCGAGCATCGCGCTCCAGACCTTCACGAGGCGCGGCAGCGGCGCGGGCGCGGGGGCGGGCTCGCGGTAGGGCCCGCGGCCGCCGGGGGCCGCGGGCGGAGGAGGCGCGAGCTCGGTGCCACGCGCTGCGCTAGGCAGACCGCCCACCGCGGGAGACGGAAGTGCGCCGATGGGCGGCGCGTAGAGCAGCTCGATCGCACGCGCGCGTTCGTCATGGAACGCCAGCGCCGTTTCGGTCGCGGCGGTGCGCCGTACGCGGCCGTCCATGGCGGCGGCCGTCGCGTGAATCGCCTTGGGCCACGCGGCCGGCTCCGCGGCCTTGGGGCCCGTCACCGCGCGCAGCGCGAGAAGTCCCCACGCCGCCGCGAGCGAGGCGGCCGCCGCGTGTCCGAAGGCATCGTCGACGCCGGCGTCGGGCACCTCGATGGGTCGCCCAATCTCTTCGTCCAGGTCGGGCGCGGTGGCGCCTTCGCGCGCGCGGCTGCGCGCCTCGGCGATCGCGGCGCCCACGAGCAGTGCGATCTCGGGGATGGCGCGCCGAATCTGTAGACGCGTCCTCGTCGCGTGCGTGTCTGCGGAGAGGGCCAGGCCGCCGCGGTCGAGCGCCAGGTCCAGCGCCACCCGGTCGATGGCGGCGCCCAGCGCGCGCCGAATCCGCGCGAGGCTCTCGGCTTCACGCCGCTGCAGAAGCCGGGCGAGCGCCCGCTCCCGCCGCCGCAGCTCCGCGAGGTCCTGCGCCTCGAGGCTCGCCATTGGTGTCCCCTGCGGCCGCGGCGTTCGCCGCGAGCTCGAGCTCACGCTCCTGTTGCTGCTCGGCGCGCACCTCCATCGGGTCGCGCTCGTTCTCCTCGATCTCTTCCTTGATGCGGTCCTTCACGTCCTGGCTGGACGAAGGGAGGCACGCCATCGCCGCGCGCGTCTTGGCCTCGACGTGGAACGTGCGGCTCGGGATATCGAGGAGCAGCGCGCTCGCGATCGCGTCGATGAGCGGCGCCGCATCGATCTCGTCGAATTGGTCGAGGCCCTCGATGGCCCACTCGTAGGCCTCGTCGCGGCCCTCCGAGAGCAGTGCGTAGGTGCGCTCGAGCGCCTCGCGGACGACGCCGCCGAGGGCGGTCAAGATGACGCGCACGACCTCGCTGTCGGCGACTTTGCTTTCGGCCGAGCGGCCGACGGCGGCGGCGTTGTTGTTCACGCCGAGCGCCATGGCGTGAATGATCCGGTAGATCTCGTCCTTCGCGTCCTTGACCGTGTCGCGGATCTCGGAGAACGGCGTCGCCGGCGGCGCCGACCACCCGAACTTCTCCTGCAGGCCGAGCTTCAGGAAGTAGCCCGCGCCCATGACGGGGTCTTTGGCGCCGTCCTCGAGATTGAGGACGGGCATCGCGTAGCACGTGCGCCGGATGGCCCACGTGAGCGCGCTCGTGAGCTGCAGGTTCTCGGTCTGGGGCGACTCGAGCCGATTCGCGAGCCAGAGCCCGTCGTCGAGGTCGATGCAGAGGAGCGGCACGCGCGCGAAGCCGTGCGGACGCGGCGCGCCCACGCGCGGGACCTCCTCGGTGTCGGCCGGCGGCGCGTCCTTCGGATAGGAGCGCTGGTAGATCGTCACGTTCGCGCGGTCGAAGACCTCCCAGCGCTCGGTGACCGTCACCGTTTTCGAGATCGGCGACAGGCGCCGCTCGGAGCGCGAGTAGATGCGCGCCCAGTTGAGGGCGCCATGGTCGTCCGCGTCCCAGTCGAGGACCTGCTCGGCGTCGAGCGCGCAGAGATGCGCCTCGCCGAGGCCCAGGGCCTCCCATTCCGCGCGGTCGCGCGGCGGCTGTTCGCCTTCGGCGCGCTCGGTCGCGGGAAGCTCGACGAGCCACCACGAACGTTTCTTCTGCAGCGCCTCGGTGACCCGGCGGCGCATGAAGAGCATCACGTCGTTGTCGCGCGCGTCGCAGTCCTCCTTGAAGCGCGCGTAGAACTTGTCGGGGTCGACGACGGCTCCGTCCTCGTCCTTCGCGCGCACCACCATGGGCGCGGTCACGAGGTAGGCCGCGAAGTAATCGACGATCGACCCGAGGTAGCAGCGGTAGTGCGCGGCGCGCAGGCGCGCGGCGTAAACCGCCTCCGGCTCCTGCGGGTTCTGAGGCAGGAAGCGGTGCATGCGCGCGCGCAGCGCGCGGCCGCCCTTGTAGAGCGCCTCGTAGTCCGCCCAGAGCTCCCGGTCGTAGCTCGCGTGCGTCGCGAGGAGGTCCTCCTTGGTCGGCATGCGGGAGCCTCAGCGATCGACGTGGCTTCGTGCGCGGGCCTCCTCGAGGCGCGCGGACAGCATGCGGGAGCGGCTCTCGACGAGGTCGCGAAGGCGCTCGACCTCCGCGCGACGCGCGCGAATGACCTCGAGGCCGCGTGCTCGAGCGACGGCGAAGGCGTCGACCGCCGGGCGAACGATCCCCGACGACTCGTGGAGGAGGATGCTGCCCATCAGAACACCCCGATCCCCTGCTGCCCCATCCCGCGCGCCGGCACGAGCATCTCGCCCAGCATGAGCGCGGTGATCGCCCACACGAGCGCATCGAGCCGGTCGGGGCTCTTCTCGCCCGGCACCCACGTGCACATCTGGTCCTCGAGCTCGGCGAACGTGCCCACGTGCCGCACGCGCCGCTGCTCGTAGAGCGCCGCGACGGGCTCGGCGCGCGTGTATTTGCCCTTCGACGCGCGCACGCCCTGGTAGGGCACGCGCTTGTCGACGGTGCGGACGTTTCGCTCAACGAGATCCCCGCCGTTATTGACCTCGGCGACGATCTTGTCCGCGTGCCACGTCTCGTAGGCGCCGACCGCGATGTGCGCCCAGGCGTCGGGCGAATGCTTGCCCGACAGGTCCTCGAGGACGTGCCCGAAGCCTTGCTCGTCGACGCCGGCAACGATGATCCCGGTCTCGGAGCTCTCCTCGCCGGCGGTGACGGCCGGGTCGACGGCGACGACGATCCTCCGGCACTCGGGGATCTTCGGCAGCAGCGTCGCGGGGTCGAGCTTCGACCGCAGGCCCTCGAGCCGATCGCGCGTCCAGAGCGCGCCCGGCACGTCGTCGAGGACGTCGGCGTGCAGCTCCTGGCGCCCGAGGCGCGTTCCCTCGTACTTCGCGAGGAGCTTCGCGAGGAAGGTCGCCGCGAGGTTCGCGCGATTCTCGTACGTCGAGCCGCGCGTGAGCGCGACGCTCCTCCGCGGCCCCTGGGCGCGCGCGAGCAGATCGCGAATGATCTGTGTCGGCCGCGGCGTCGTGGTGACGCAGCTCCGAGGTCGGTCGCCGAGGCGCAGCCCGAGCTCGAGCTGGTCCCACGCCTCGGGGTAGCGCCATGCCGCGAGCTCGTCGGCCCACGCGCGATGATGCTGCGGACCGCGGAGCTGGTCCGGCTTGTCGGCGGTGTACGTCGTCGCGACGATGCCGCCGCGCCACGTGAGTCGGCGCTTCGAGGGCTCGTAATGCGGCCGGTTCCACGGCGGCGAGACGGCGAGGATGCCGCTCTCGCCCTCGACCATGACGTCGCGGACGTCGCCGGCGGTGCGCGCGACGAGCGCGATGCGCAGCGGCTCGCCGGCGCCCTGCGCCGCCTCGACCTCTTCGCGCACCCACTCCGCGCCGGTGCGGGTCTTTCCGAAGCCGCGGCCGGCGAGATTGAGCCAGGTCTGCCACTCCCACGCGGGAGCGGACTGCTTGGGCCGCCGCCAGAACGTCCAGGAGTACTCGAGGGCCGCCTGGTCCTCGAGCGTCGGCGCGAGCTCGGCGAGCAGGCGCGCGCGATCGTTCGCGGGCAGCGTCGCGAGCCACTCGGCGATCGACTGATCGATGCCGGGCGCGGCGGGAGCGAGGCTGACCGCCGCGCTCATGCGGCGGGCGTTATGGCCCGAGCGCCGGCGCGAAGGCGCTCGAGCGCGCGGCGGCGCCCGCGTCGCGATCGCGCGCCCGCTCGGGCGGCGCCGGCGGCATGCTCATGAGGCACTCGCCGATCGCGGTGCCGCACATCGCCTCGTTCCAGCAGCACCAGGTCTTCGCCGCCTCGTTGTGGAGGTGGCAGACCGTCGCGAGCTGGTCGCCGTTGCCGCACGCGCCGCCGTGCACCGGGTCGGGGTTGAGCGCGTCCGGGGATCCGGGCCCGACGCAGGCGACGACGGCGGCCCAGGCGAGCGCGCCGGCGAGAAGGATCGGTCGGTGGAGCATGGGGGCTCGAAGAGGTCGGGGCGCGGTCGACGCGCGCGGGCCGGGCCCCTGGAGGTCGGAGGGAGGGGTCGCGTGCAAGCTGCCGCTCGAGCGCGACCCCTCACCTCACACAGAAAGCGCCGCCGCGAGCGATGTGAGCGATAAATGCTCGCGTTCAGCCCCCTTCGACCGCCGGATTCCGCCCTTCTCTCGCGGCGTTCCGAAAAATCGTCAGCTCGCGGTAAAGCGCGCGCTCCCAGGGCTCGCCGATCTTCAGCTCATCGAGGTCGACCTGCCACGCCCGGAGCCCCCGACGACGCGCCGTGACGCGCCCGGTCGCGCACCAGCGCCGGACCGAGCTCGCCGGCGTGCCGGTCGCACGCGCGAGCTCCGTCGCGTCGATCCATCGGTCACTGCGCCGCACCGCTGCCGCCCTCCCCGTCGCCGTGCTCATCGGGCACGAGCTTCTCGGTCGGCACCTCCGTCGACTCCTTGCGCGCGAGGTCGTTCCAGCGGTTCCACCGCTCGACCCACGCGCCGAGCACGATCTCGGCGTCGGCCAGGAGCTGCATCGCACGCTTGCGCGCTTTCGGCGCGTGCCCCGCGTAGAAGGCCTGCGTCGTCGACTCCTCGTCGTCGCCCACCGGCTCGCAGCTCGGGTTCCACGCGGCGCACCACTGGTAGAGCGCCGCGAGCCCCTTCATCTCGCTCTTCTCGCCCCAGGGCTGATAGGCGCGCAGCGCGCCCACGACGACCGCGCCCTGCCGGCACTTCGCCTGCCGCGCGAACGTGACCACGTCGGGGCACGGTGCGAACGTGATTACCGCGTACTGCGTGAGCGTCGCCACGCAGTCGACGACGCGCGCGCGAAGGAGGATCTGCCGCTCGCCCGACGCCTCCTCGTCGATGCGGTAGCCGCCCGCGCCGTCGTGCACCGGCAGCGTGTGCCACAGGCGGTGCTCCTCCTCGGCGCGCCGATGCGCCTCCTCCTCGGCCGTCGCCCGGCGCCGGCGCGACAGCTCGCGCGCCCGCTCCCGCTCGTATTTCTCGCTCTCGGCGCCGAGGACGCGTCGCGCCTTCTCCTCGAGCTGGTGCGAGAACGTCGACGGCACGTCGGCGCGCACCGCGAAGCTCGAGAGGACCTCGTCGTACGAGACGCCGTGCGACGGGAGCAGGTGTCCCCCGCCCCGCCCCCGCGGCGGCCGCGGCGACGACGCGGTCACGACCAGACCTCACGCGCGAGCATCCCGAAGGCGAAGAGGGGCAGCACACCCGCGAACGTAGGTGGCGCGATCGCGCGCGCTGTGGTGACGTGAAGCGCAACGACAAGGAGGCCAATCCATGGCTGCCAAGAAGACCGCGAAGAAGCCGAACGCGAAGCGCACGACGAAGACGCCGAAGACCGGCGCGCCGAAGAACGCGAAGAAGACCGCCAAGAAGACGGCGAAGAAGCCGGCCGCGAAGAAGGCCGCGGGCTAGCGGCCGTCGCCGAGCTCCGCGGCCTCGAGCTCGCGGGCGCGTGCAACGGCGCGCTCGAGCGCCGCGGAGAGGTCGGCTTTCTCGGTCTCGAGCGCGTGGATGCGCTCCCAGACGCGGGCGTGCTTCGCCTCGAGGGCGGCCTTGTTCGCCTCGAGCTCGCCGACGCGCCGAGCGAGCGCCTCACCCGCGCTGCAGGCCTCGTTCATCATGGCGACGGCTTGGCCGATCTGGTCGCGGACCCGGAGCATGGCCCGGGCGGCGCGATCACCCACCGTCGACGCGACGAAGCGCGCGCGCTCGGTGCGCAGGCGTTTCACCTCGGCGAGCAGCTCGCGACGATGGTGCGCCGAGAGCTCGTCGTCCTGGTCGATGGGACCAAAGAGGTCGTCGAGGTCTTCGATCTCGGCGAGGCGCTCGTCGGTCATGTGCGCGGTCACGGCGACTTCGCTCCCATCCACCCTGCCTCGACGCACGCCCGCGAGCACGCGAGCTCGTAGCGCTCCCCCTCGACCTCTCCGAGCTCGCGGAGCCACCACCCCGCCGGCAGCGGCTTGAATCCCAGGTGCACGCGCACGTCCTCGCGGCGCCCGCACACGGAGCATACGAACGTGCGGACCGGGGGATAGACGGTGTCGCTCACGCGGCCTCTAGAGGCAATCGGATGAGCGTCCAGCCGGGCAGCTCGCCGCGCTCCCATACGTGCTGGAGCTGGCGGGGATAGGGCGCCACATCCCCGCCCTCGACCAGGAGCTCGCGCGCCGTCTCGTTGAGGACCGCGAGCCCCGGGATCGCGACGACGCGAGCGACGTCCGCCTCCGGCATCGGGCCGGGCCGATCGTAGTGGAGCGTCCAGCGCGGCGGGACGTCCTTGGCGGCGAACGCTCGATCGATGATCGGCGCGATGGGGCCGGGAAAATAGTCCGGCAGGCGCTCGAGCGCGCGGCGCGCCCGCCGCTCGGCGGTCCAGAAGGCCGTGGCTTCCTCGTCACTGGGAGCCGTCGTTCGATCGTCACGCCAGGGCGAGATCGCTTCGAAACGCTCGTCTAGGAGGCGCCGCACCGCGTTCCCCTTCGACTCGAAGAGGATCACGAACGGCGCGCCATAGCCGCAGGACACCTCGATCTTGTCGCGGTGAATGTGCATGCGCGTCTTGTACGGGAAGCACAGATTGCCGCTGCGCGGCAGTCCCGCCTCGGCCGCCGCCTCTGCGAGCTCGGGGCTGGGGTCGTAGTCGACGCCGAAATGAACCCATTCGTCGCGCGCGAGCTGCTCGACGAGTCGGCGCGCGAGCGACACCTCGAGCTGCTCGATCTGCTCGAGCGTGATCGGCGGGTCCTTCTCGCGAATCATCGCCGCGAGCGCGTCGCCCATCGCGCCGTGCATGAACGAGGTGCCGCCCTCGCGCGCGTACCCAGCTTGCCGCAAGAGGCTCGGCGCCACCTGCGCGCGAAGGAGGTCGCCCCACCACCGCGCGGCGCACCACGCGTAGGCCGTCGCGTCCTCGGTGCCGAGCAATTCCACCACCCGCGTACCTCCCGCGATGCGCTCCCTACGTTCGCACGAGAGGATCCCTCGTGTCCCGTATCTGCATCACCGGCGGCCCGCTGACAGGCAAGACGACGCGCGCGAACGCGTCCGGCGGCATCGCCGGCCCGGTGAGGCACGCCGACGACGGCTCGGGCTCGTGGCTCGTCATGGAATGGTTCGACGAGCCGGGCCCATGGATCATCGAGGGCGCCACGGCCACGATCGCCCTGCGGCGATGGCTTCACGCGCACGCCGAGGGCCGCCCGTGCGACGTGGTGCTCCTGCTCGAACACGTCTACGGCGTGCGGACGTTCGAGCAGCAGCTCGCCGCCGAGGGGTACGCGGCGATCTGGAAGGAGATCCGCGGCGCGCTCGAGGCGCGCGGCGTTCACCTGGCGAGGGAACCGTGACCTTCTGGGAATTCGCGCAAGCGCACCCCGTCTTCTGCGCCGTGGGCGTCCTGTTCGTGGGCGCGGTGCTCGAGGACCTGATCTACGCCTGGCGGCGCCGATGACGACTGGCGCGCTCGAGTACGCCGCCTACCACTGCTGCCCCTGCGGCCGCGGCCTCGCGCGCGAACGCGCGTCGGGCCCGAACGCGTCCTGGTCGTGTGCCGCCGTGCTCGAGCAGCCGCGCCTCGCCGAGAGCGAGCACAAGACGCGCATCCCGGCTCCGCTCGTCCCGCCCGAAACCCTGACCGTCACCACCCGCGAACCGAGGAAGATCTCGTGAACGACAACCACCGCCCCGCCGTCTTCATCGCCCCGCCGATCACGGGTCCGCTGACCGACCCCCAGCAGAAGGAGCTCGCGACGCTCCGGAAGTTCTTCGAGGACCTCGACAGCAAGCATGCCTTTCAGGTCGGCTGGGTCGTCGAGGTCGTGAACCCGCAGCTTCTCTTGTGGACGTCCGGAGGGCCGCTGCACGAGGCCCATGTGCCCCCCCAGCACCTCGACGTGGAGCCAGGCGACACCGTTCGCATCATCAATGGCCAGGTCTTCGGGCGCGCCAAGGCGCCGGTGAAGCTCGGCCCCGTCGCCACCGTGGCGCGCGTCGTCTCGGACACGCTCCTCGAGGTCGACTGGCAGATGCAGCGCCGCACCGTCCGCCGCGGCCGCGACGCCGCTCGGGTCGGCGACCGCGTCGTGCTCGACCCGAATGCCCTCGTCGCGATCGCGAACCTCGGGCCCGACACGCCGGCGGCGGCGCCGGCGGAGGACGCGCCGGTCGACTGGGACGACATCGGCGGCCTCGAGGGCCCCAAGCGCGAGCTGCGCGAGGCCATCGAGGACCCGGTGACGCACGCCGCGCTGTACGCCGCGTTCGGGCAGGCGCCGCCCAAGGGCATCCTCCTCGAGGGCCCGCCGGGCACGGGCAAAACGCTGCTCGGGCGCGCCGCGGCGACGGCGCTCGCGCGCCTCCATGGCAAGACCGCGAGCGGCGGCGGCTTCGTCTACGTGCCGGCGACCTCCATCCTCGACGCGCCCGTCGGCTCCTCGGAGCGCACCGTCCGTCGTCACTTCGAGGCCGCGCGCGCCTACGCCGCCGCGCACGGCCACCGCGCGATCCTCTTCTTCGACGAGGCCGACGCCGTCCTCATGGCCCGCGGCGGCGGAGCGCGCTCGGCGCTCACGATCGCCGGCCACCTCGAGGGCATGGAGCGCACGATCGTGCCCGCGTTCCTGACCGAGATGGACGGCATGCACGACCCCGCGCTCGCGCCGATCGTGATGATGGCCACCAACCGCGCCGAACGGCTCGACCCCGCCGTCGTGCGCGACGAGCGCATCGCGCTGAAGCTCACGCTCCCGCGCCCCGGGCAGGCGGCGTGCGCCGAGATCGCCCTCGTCCATCTGCGGGACAAGCCGGCGCACGGCTCCGACGCCGAGCTCGCGGGGGCGCTGGTCGCGCGCCTCTTCGCGCCGAGCCTCGTCGTCGGGATGGTGCGCGTCACCTCCGGCGGCGACGAGCGCCTCACGCTGGGCGATCTCGCCTCGGGCGCGATGATCTCGGGCATCGTGAAGCGCGCCGCGCTCCGCGCCATCCGGCGCGCCAAGGCCGGCGACGGGCCGCCGGCGCTCACCCTCGCCGACGTGACGGCGGCGGTCGACGACAAGCATCTCGAGGCGCGGGTGACCGACCAGAGCGCCGACGCGATCCTCAAGGTCGGGCACGCGCGGTTCAAGAGCTACGAGCCGGAGCGGGGGCGGTGACCTGGGACGACGCCGCCGCCCGCGCCCTCTCCGCGACGCGCGAACGCGTCGCCTGGCCGCCGCGCGTCGGCGCGCGCCTCCACTACAACCCCGGTTGGCCGCACAACGCTTGGACCGGCGTGGTGCGCGCCGTGGTCGACGACGAGGTCGCGGTCCTTCTCGCCCGCGCCCCGGCGTACGGGGCGCGCCTGCGTTACCGCCTCCTCGATCGCCTCGACGTCCTCGTCGCCGGCGACCGGCGCGGCGGTATCCTCTGGTACGGGCCGCTGCCGCGCGCGCTCTGCGTGCGCTTGGAGTGAACGATGTTGCTGCGCGCGATCCTCGAGGTGGCCCGGGCGCATGAGAACGACACCGGCGAGCGCGTGAATACGTGCGAGTGCCTCCCGCGCACGTTCGACGCGCTGTACCCCTACTTTCGCGATCACTTCGTCGACTCCGCCGGCAAGAGCGAATTGCCTCGAGTGCACACGCCCGGCGAGTTCGAGTTCAACGGCATCCGCTTCGTGCGGAGCGAAGAGCACGGCTTCGGTCCCTGGAACGCCTTCGCCGGGTTCGCGCTCTACAGGAGCCGGTGATGATCGACGTCACCGGCCTCGCTCTGCCCGACGTGCTCGTCGCGCTCTACGACCGCGCGATCGTCGAGATGCGCGTCTACGAGCAAATCGCCCGCGCCGGGACGCCGCCGATGACGCGCGAATTCGCGGCGCACCTCCTCGAGGCGGGCCCGTGGTTCGACTGGCTGAACGGCCGGCGCTTGCGCGTCCGCCTCGCGGGCGGCGCGTTCGATGAGCGCGCCTATGACGACGTGAACGGCCTCGGCGCGGCGCGCGAAGCGATGGAGCGCCTGCGCCCCAGCGAGCCGCGCCTTGCGCGCGTGCACGTTCTGCCGCAGATCGGCAGGCCCCGATGACCCGGCAAGAAATCGACGTGCTCGTGTGCGAAGTGCGGACCGTGTTCGACGCCGTCGGCTACGTGAATCACGACTGGCGCCCCGACGACGGCGGCCAGGGGCAGCACATCGAGGCGCTCCCCGACGGCACGACGTTCCTCCTGCGCGCCTCCGGGCGCGTCGAGGTCGCGCCGGTCTACGTCGCGCGCGAGCACGTGATCGAGAACGTGCGGCGCATCCTTCGGGCGGCGTTCGAGCCGGGGTGGGCGGAGCGGCAGCGGGAGAAGGCGCGGCAGAGCGTGTCCTAGCTCGCGGCGGCGGCGGGCTCGGGCGCCCGCCAGCCGTTGCGCTGGCGATCCTCGAGGATGCGCACGCGCAGGCGCGCGAGGCCCTCCTCGATCGTGTCGCCCGCCTCGCCCATCCCGAGGATCGGCCCGCGCTTGTCGTCGCCGGTGTCGACGCCTTCGCCCTCGAAGTCGACCCACACGCTCCGCAGCCCGTCGCGTACGAGGAATGGGAATACCGTCGAGCGCCGGCGCGACTGCGACAGCGTCGCGCGACACTTCGCCGGCCCGTCGGGCAGGGCGATCACGTCGTCGCGCACCTCGAGGATGCGCTCGGCGCCGAGGCGCTCGCCCGGGCGCCCGAACGGGTGCCACGACCCGTCGCGCCACGCGGGACGGCTGCGGTCCCACGTCGACCCGTCCTCCCAGAGGCGCCACCACAGCGCCCAGTCGTGCACGCGCACGCCGAGCTCGCGCTTCCACGTGTGAGGCCGCCTGACGCCGAGCTCCTCGACGATGCGACGAAAGGCCTGCCCGAGGCGCCACGAGTCGATGCCGGCGTAGACGCCGAACGGCGGCAGCGCGACGTGTCCGTTCACGGTGCCCTCGCCGTCGGCCTCGAGCTCGATCGCAACGCCGCATGCGCGATGTGGCACGACGAGCTGCACCGAGAGCGTCGCGAGCTCGCCGAGGTACAGGTAGTACTGCCGCGAGAACCGCTCCTTCGCGCGCCCGTCCTGCGCGGCGCGGTCGACGACGTGGGTGTGGACGGTGCCGAAGGGCGTCTCGATCTCCATGCGCGCGAACGTAGGGAGGCGCTCGTCTTAGACCGGCGCGTGCAGCCGCGCGTCCTCGGCCACGGCCGCGAGGCTGTGCATCGTTGTGGGCACCTCCGTGAGCCACATCCGCCGCCAGCGCTCCGGCAGCTCCCAGACCTGGTGCGTGCTGCCGGCGACGAGGGTGAAGAGGCGCTCGCGGAGCGCGGCGATGTCCCTTCCGCGCTCCCAGCTCAGCGTGACGCTCTCGCCGAGCGCGAGAGCGAGGGCGATGAGCGTGTCGCCGCTCGCTCCCTTGGCCACGTGGTCGATCACTTCAAGGAGCGCGCGCTTGCCGAGGCGCGCCTTGCCGTCGGCTGGCGGCTTCCACTCGTGAAGCATCCGCGCGAAGCGCGCGGGAACGACGAGATTGCGTCCTTCGACCTTCGCGAGATGCAGGCGGATGCGGTGGCGGAGCGCTTCGTCGGACTCGGGCGACGGCGGGCCGTGAAGCTTCATGAACCAGCCGCGATCGACGTCGAACGCGGCTTCCGCGAAGTTCTCGAGCGTGTCGCCTTCGAGCTGCTCGAGCAGCTCGAAGACCATCTCCCGCGTGAGCGCGGTGGGGGCGTCCTCGACGGGGTCCTTGGCGGGCTCGCCGAAGTTCTCGCGCCGGTCGTACGTCTCCGCGCTCCCCGTGCGCAGCGCCGCGTGCAGCCGCATCCGCAGCTCGTCGTCGGTCTCGAGGCGCTTGGAAAAGGCGCGATCGGTCTGCCAGTAGGCCTTGGCCATCTCGTCGAGCCGGTCGCGGTCCGCCGTGCGGACGCCGTGCTGAATGCGCGCGAAGGCTTGTCGGCGGGCGCCGTCGGCACCGAAGAGCCTGGCGTCGTGAACGATGAGCGCTTCGACCGCGGCTCCGTCGGGAATCATCCCGAGCAGCCGCGCCCGCAGCTCCTCGGTCGTCTCCGACACGTTCACCGTATCGCGCCGCAGGTGGAAGTGCCGCGACGCGAGCGCGTCGAGCCCCGCGCCGGTCTCGCGCGCGATGGCGTCCTCGATCCAGGACCGCTGCGCCCACGGGGGTCGCTGCGCGTGATCGGTCGGGATCGGCGGCACGCGCTCGACCTTGCGACATTCGCTCCGTACCTTGCCTGCGCGGAGCTGCGCGGCCGTCCACACCTCGCCGCATTTGCGGCACGCGAAGGTCTTGTCGTCGGGGTGGCCCGAGAAGACGTGGCCGATCTCGACGGCGCACGGCGCGTCGGGCGGGATGGCGACATGCTTCACGACCCGCGCGTCCTTCCGCGAGACGAGCGCGAAGGACGTCGTCTCCGGTCCACCCGCCGGGTCGACGCCCACGACGAGCGCGCCCGCGGTCTCGTCGGTCCATTCGACCTCGCCTCGGCGATGGCGGCCGCCGTGCGTCGGTGGCAAGGCGCACTGCTCCAGGCCCTCCGGAGATCGCGACGCGCACCGAGGGCGGTGCGGCATTGCGAGGCAATCCTCGGCGGCGCGTGCGCGCTTCTCCCAGTACTCCTCGTTGCGGGCGTGAAATCGCGCGGTCTCCTCCCAAGGATCGTCGGCTCGCGTGAGCGCGCTCTGCTCGTGGTTTGCCTCGACCTCCTGCCCGTCGACCGAGACGTGCACCTCGGTCCCGGCCCCGAGCTTCACCGCGCTCGCGCCGCTCGCGATCGCCTCGCGCACCTCCCGCGCGACCTTCGCCGGGTCGTCGTGGCCGCCGGTGACGTGGACGTGCACGTCGACATGCACGGGAGGCAGCTCGACGCTCACGGCGATGGGGACCTCCTTTGGAGGTTCGGGCTTCGTCGGAGGCGGGCGGCCCGCGAGCATCCGGATGTCACCGTCCAGCCGGCTGGCGTCCCCTCTCAGACGCTCCACGAGGCGCGGGACGACCGCAGCGCTCCGCGCCTTCGCGACGCACCCCTCCCCGCAGAACCGCCCGGCCCCGCCCTGCGGCGCGCCGCACCCGTCGCAGTAGTGCTTCGCCATGGTGGTCGATTCTCCCTCAGGCGCGGCGCGCGCGCTCGGTCACCGTCACGCCTCACCGTACCGCCGCGGCGAGCACCCGCCGCACCGTCCCCTCGTCCACCTGAGCCTCCGCGGCGATCCGCGCGACGTCGACGAGCCCCTCGCGCAGCGCCGCGGCGTAAAGCTCGGCGCGGTCGTGCACGCCGAGCTTGTCGTAGAGGCGGCACCGGTAGGTGTTCGCCGTGTTCGTGCTGACGCCGAGCGCCTGGGCGACCTCTTTGAGGACGCGCCCGCGCAAGAGAAGCCGCAGGACGTCGCGCTCGCGCCGCGAGAGCGGCGCCTCGGCGCGAATCTCCGGAGCTCCGAGCGCGCCGCCCTGCGCCGCCATCAGTTGGCCTCCCCGAGGCGTTTGCCGAGCATCCCGCACTCCCGCAGCGCGCGCGCGTCCGCGTCGCGGAAGTGCCCGTCGAGCGTAAAGATCACCTCAGCGACGTCGACGGCGAAGTAGCCCTCGGCGATCTCGGCGCCGTCCTCGTCCCAGTGGACCAGGACGTCGCCGAAGTCCTCGTCGATGAGCTCGGCCCGCACGCACGTCGACAGGCGCGTGCGGGCCTCGTCGAGTGTCATGGCGTCGCCGACGGCGTCCCGGCGGCCGTCGCCGCTTGCTCCACCACGCACGGCGTGAAGTCGACGTAGAACGCCTCGCCGATCCGCCAGCTCCCATCGGGCTTCTGGAACTGCGCGAGCGCGCCGGGGTTGTCGATGTAGAACTCAGCGCTCCCCGACGGCGTCGCCTTGCAGAAGCGCTGATCCTCGGGGATCGACATATCGTACGAGCACTGGAAGCGCAGCACCTTGCTCGAGTTCGTGCCGTAATCCGTGACCGAGGACAGATACATTTTCGCGCGCACCATGATCGGACTCCTTTCAGGTCAGCGGACGCGCGAGGTGTTTCATGCGTCGTCGCGGGGTCTCCCCGCGCACCATGCCTCGCGCGCCGCCGAAGCCCCGAACGTAGGGAGGCGCGTCACGGCAGCACGATCGCCGCCGGCACGTGGTACCGCGCGGTGTACGTCAGCACCTTCGCGGCGACCTCCTCGCTGAAGCGGCCTTGCGCGATGAGCGCGTGAAAGCGCTTCGCGTCGAAGGCGTACGTCGGCGCGCTCCCGATGACGCCGCCGACGCGCGTGAACTCGTGCTCCCCGACCGCGGCGCAGAACGCCGCCGCCGTGTACCGCTCGGCGAACTCGTAGAGCTCGATCGGGCCGCAGGACACGCGCTTCTCGCGCACGACCTTCTCGGCCGCCTCGAGGCTGGCGTTGTGAATCTCGACGAGGGGGCGCAGGCGCTTGAAGAAGCCCTCATGCTCCTCGCAGAGGCGCGCGAGCTCGCGCTGGGCCTTCAGGAGCGCGACGACCTCGCGGAACGTTTTCGTCGGAACCGACTCGATCTCGGGGCGGGACATGCCGGCGAACGTAGGGAGCCGCCCCGCGCCGACGCGCTACGCTCCCGCCAGTGCGCCCCGTCACCCTGCGCTGCGAGCGATGCCCGGACGCAAAGATCGCGATCCCCGCGGCGCGCTACGAGGTCGCGAAGCCCGTGCTCGAGGCGGCCGGCTGGCTGCCGATGGCGCGCAAGGGCGGGAAGGTCAGCGGCCTGTGCCCGGCGTGCCGGCCGAAGGGGATGCCGCAGACGATGGGGCGCTCGACGTGAGGTCCTTGTCCTTGCACCTCGGCGAGTGAACCCCGAAGCCCGCGGCGGCTCCGCAGGTTCGGCACACCCAGCAACCCGCGTAGCAGTCCCATTCGGTCCAGGGCGCCGGCAACGGGGTCGTCGGGTCATTGAACGGGGAACTCGCCATCGCTCGGAGCGAGGATAGCGCGCCCCGCTACGTTCGGCCGCCAGGAGGTCCCCCATGTCGATCCTCGGAACCGCGCGCCTCGTCCTTGCCCTCGCGATTGGTATCCAGCTTGTCGCCGTCATGTGCGCCTGCGACGAACCCGCCCCCAACGCCATCCCGCCGAACGACGCCGCGCGCACCTTCGCGCGCGACATGAACCTCCCGGTCGACGGCGTGAGCTGCGCCGGCACCGACACCGACTGCGACGGCTACGTCACCTGCACGCTCGCGATGAAGGGCGACAAGCCGCGTCTCGAGTCGGTCCAGTGCGCCGCGCTCGGCGCCGGCGGCTGGTGCCGCACGGACCGCGACTACAAGCGCTCGCCGAGCGCCACCGGCTGCAAGCTCACCGTCGGCAAGACGGTCGCGCGCGAGTGAGAGCGGACGATGACGCACAAAAGCTCGGAGCAGAAGCGGACGCGAGAGATCCAGAAACGGACCGGATGGTCCTATTCCGAGGCTCTTCGGCTCGTCCGTCTCGACCTCGATGACGCGGCGATCGGCGAGTTGATCAAGATGCGCGGGACGACAAGCGCATGAGCAACGACGCCGGCGTCGGGAGGCCGAAGCGCGCGTCTTCTGCCCGCGCGCCACCCCATCGAATGCGCTCCCACCGCGGGCGTCCCCGCGGCTGGTCGGCTCCGCCACCGGCGACGGCTCCGCGCACTCCCTCAGCGCGGCGAACTGCGGCGGTTCGGCGTCTTTGGGCCTCCCCGCTCCCCGCGTCGGCGATTGGAATGGGGCCAGGATAGCGCGCTACGCTCCGTTGCGGATGATGCGCCTGCGCGACGTTCGCGTTCGTCCGGCCGACGACGACCGCTACAGCGTGACCGGCGAGATCGGGAGCCGCCCGTACCGCCCGTGCACGATGTGGCGCGCCACACTCGACGTGGAGCTCGACGCCCGCGGGCTCGATCTCCTTCGCGCGGTGATGCAGCGCGAGTTCGGTATCCACATCCCGGAGGACCAGGGGCCGTCGCGCACCTTCACGCCGCCCGCGCTGCCGTCGGCGGTGCCGGCGCTCCCGCCGGGCATCATCGACGGCGTCCTCGAGGACGACGATTAGCCGCCTTCCGGTTTCACTGGCGAGACGGAGGGCGGTGCGGCCTGCAGCGGGTTCCGGTCGATCCAGAACTGCGCCAGCGCGCGCACGAACACCGCCGCATCGCCCTCGCAGAGCACGGCCAGGTGGGCGAGCGCCTCGTCGGGCAGGAGCGGCGGCCCGAGGGGCAGGGTTCGGCTCGCGAACCATTCCCCCTGCGCCGCCATGACTCGCCGAACGCGGGCCTGCAGCTCCTCCTCGCTCGGGTGCGGGCCCGCTGGTGCGACGCAGCGACTGCATCGCACCACGAGCCTCCATCCGGCGAGCGACTTCGCACAGCTCATGAGAGCGTCGAGGCCCTCGAACTCGCCTTCGACCCCGCAGCCCTCGCACCGGGCGCGCATCGGCTACTCCTCGCCCTCGGGCTTCGTCGCCGCCGCCGCCGGCGCCTCCCCCCCCGGCTTCGCCACCGCCCCCGCCGCGATCTCCGCGAGCCGCGTCAGCCGGTCGGCGATCCGCGCGCCGGCCTGCGCCATCGCGCGCGCGGCGTCGTCCGCGCCCGAGGGGGCGGGCTTGTCGAGGCCGAGGAGCTTGGCGCGGCGCTCCTCGAGGCGGAGGACGGCCGCTTGGGCCTCGAGGCTCGCCTTCGGGCCGGTGGCGCGCGCCCAGACCGCGGCGAGCATCTGATCGAGGCGCGCGAGCGCGAGGTCCTTCGCCTCCTTGGCGCTGTCGGCTGAGATCGCTTTGATGCCCTCGGACACGAGCTTGTGGGCGTCGGCGATGCAGCAGCCGAGCGTCGCGGCGACGACTGCGTAGGTCTTGCCGGCCTTGCGGAGCTCGAGGGCGCGGCGGCGTTTCTCCTCGCGGTTGATTTTCCGTACGTCGCGTTTGGCGCTGTTGCCCACGCGGGCGAAGGTAGGGCGCGGCTCACGGCGGCCTCTTCGTCCGATGCGGGTCGAACGGCCGCGCGCCGTCGAAGCCGATCGCCTCGTCGACTTCGTGCAGCATCGCGTTGCGCAGCGTCCGGCGAACCATGTCGAGCAGGAGCCGGTCGGCGAGGTCCTTGTCCTCCGCGGAGAGCAGGAGCGGCAGCACGAGGACGCCGGCCGTCCGGAACGGCACATCGATCCCGGTGTCCCGGTGGGCGACGCGCATGTCGAAGACGATCTCAACGACGTCACGGCGCACAAAGAACGTGATGTGCCGAACGGGCAAGACCCCGGGCGCGAGGCTCAAACGACGCCCGAACCGCTCGCAGAGGCGCTCCACGCTCCGCGTGTCCCGGGAGTCGGGGGCATCCGGGGCAACCTCGACGGAGATGCGGACGCTCGGACGCCGCCCGAGGGGCAAGTCGGCGAGGGCCACGTCGGCATCGGAGCGCAGCGCCATCGCGTTTTCACTCAGCTATGGGTTCAGGCGACGCGCGCGACGTCCTCGACCCGCGGACGCTTGCCCTTCTCGCGCCGCACGATCTTGAGCTTCGCCATCGCCTCCTCGATCCGCACGAGCGTGCCGCGCGCCATCTTCTTGCCGCGACGGAAGCGCTCGATCGTCTCGTAGCAGTGCTTCGTCTCCTGCATCAGCGCCGCCTTCTCGATCGTCGTGAGCTCGAGCTCCGGCCGCACGGGACGCTCGGCGCGCGCCGGCGATCGCACGCGACGCGCGCACGAGGGGGCCGCGGCGCTGCAGACCGGAAGCCCCGGCACTGGCGCCTTGCCCGACTCGTTTCGCGTCGATCCGTCCGACACCTTCCTGGCTGCCTTCCTGATTCCCTTCATGACTGCCTCCCGACACGAACGTAGGGAGGCGGCGGAAAACGCCTGCGAACCGCGCTCAGGGCGCGCGCGGCCCACTTTGCAAGAGTAGCCCGCGCCAGCCCCAAACGGGTTTGGATGCCCACGGCACCCGCATCGTGATGCCGCGCGCGCCGCGGCGCTCGAGCGCGCGTCGCAGCGCACTCGGTCGCACATACTCGCCGCGTTCGAACGCGACGACCTCGAGGCGCAGGCGCACGGCGCGCGCCGCCTCGCGACCCGCCGGCGTGAAACGACAGTGCTCCTCGAGGAAAACGTCGAGCGCGTCGCGTCGCACGCGTTCGCGCACGCTGGGCGGCGCCGGCGGAGGTTCGCGGTCTGGGCCGACGACGACGCGGGTCCTCGTTTCTGCGTCGTCGGGCTCGTCGTCGCTCGCTTCGCCGTGCGCGCTCAGGAGCCAGTCGAGCCGCGCGTCGCCGTCGAAGCGCACCGCCGGCGGCGGGCGCGCGCGGTCTTTCATCACGATCGTCGAGGATGAGAGGCGCGCTCCCTCCTGCAGCTCCCAGATCACTTTGCGCCGCAGGTATGTGCTCAGCGTGCCGAGCGCGGGGTCGAAGGCGTCCATCGCCTTGAGGAACGCGGTGACGCCCGCGGCGTCGCGATCGGCGAGCGGGAGATCGTGCGCGCCCGGCGTCTGCGCTGCGCGCTGATTGACCAGCGTGCGAACGAGCGGCGCGTTCGTTTGATACAGCTCGCCGAGCAGGCCGCTCGTGTACGAGTCGAGCTCGCGCTTCGCGAGCTCCCTCGGTGAGGGATCGGGTAGCCCCGCGAGGCGCTCGAACGCGCAGCGCCCCGCGCGAAATGCAGCATGAAGCTCCGGGTCAAAACGGCCGACCACGCGCATCACGTGTATTCTACACCGGCCGCGCGTCCTTGCGTGAAGCGTCGTCCCCCGCGATGCCGCGATGACGCGCGGCGTCCATCGCGCTCGCGCGTGCTCGGGCGCCATGTATCTCCATCGCGGCTACATCACGCCCGAGCGGGCGCGACCGAGGACCTTCGCCACCGTCGACGGGCCCCACTTCCCGCCCTTGAGCGTCGGGATGCCCTCCTCGGTGAGGACGCGTGCGATCTCGCGCATGGATCGCCCGTCGGCGTCGAGCTCGAAGATGCGCGCCACGGCCTCGCCCTCGAGGCGTGGCGTTCCCCCACCCTTCGCGCGCAGGTGCGCGAGCGCGTCGCGTGTACGTTCGACGAGGCGCTCGCGTTCGAGCTGGGCGAGCGCGATGTGTAGCGTGAGGACGAAGCGCCCCATCGCCGTCGTCGTGTCGACCTTGTCCTCGACGCTGAGCAGCGCCCAGCGCCCGCTGTCGAAGTACTCCCGCTGCAGCGCCGCGAAATCGCCCACGTCGCGCGTGAGGCGATCGAGCTTCGCGACGAGAAGCCCGTCCGCCTCCCCGTCGCGGAGCATCGCGAGCGCGCGCTGCAGACCCGGGCGATCGGTGTTTTTTCCCGAGAGCGCGTCGCTCGTCACCTCGACCAGGTCGACGTCGTACGCGCGCGCGTACGCCTCGAATTTCGCGCGCTGCGCGTCGAGCGAGAGCTCCTGCTTGTCCGTGCTCACGCGCGCGTTGGCCACGATCCGCAGGCGCCGCGGCGCCGCGGTGGCGTTCACGGACCCCGTTTGTGAACGCTCCCCCGTTCGCAGACGGTCGTCCGTGCACGGCTCCCCACCGGTTTTCCCGGGAGAGGCGTTCACGGGGGGGGTCGTGAACGCGTCGCGCTTGCCGTGGACACCCCCGTGTACAGGCTCAGGCGTACCCGGACGTTCGTCCGTGGGCAGGTTCCCCGCCCTCTCCCCGGGGGAAGTGTCCACAGCGGGGCGCGTGGACGGGGGCGCGGGCGCGTGGGCAGGCGTGGACGCGTGCGGCGCGATCGACGGGGATTTGCGCGGTGTCACGCCCTGGAACGTAGGTGTCGCTCCCACGCGACCCGCGCGGAGCACCATGTTCTCCGGCTTCAGGTCGCGGTGCGCGAGGGATCGGGCGGGGCGGGCGAAATAGGAGGGGGCGCGGGGGCCGGGGGCCTGCCCGCCGCCCCCATCCCCGCGAGCTCGGCGAGCCGGTCGAAGTCCCCCGAGATCATCCCGCGCTCGCGCAGGAACCGAAGGGTCTCCTGGTCGGGCAGATACCAGGCGCCGGGCGGGAGCTTCGGAGGCGCGTCGGGGATGCACCCCGAGCACACGTCGTGGCCGGGAAGCTCGCCGGCGGGGACGCAGAGGCCCATGCCGCCGCCGTCGGGGAGCGCGAGGACGCACCAGGCGTGGCGTCGCGTGATCACGAGCTCCCCGCTCTTGGGTTGCTTGGGCGGGCGCGGCGCGCGCGAGCAGCCGCAGGAGGGGCAGCGCTTCACGGCAGCAGCCGAAACGTGACGACCCAGACCCAAGGGTTCGCCGACCAGTTCGTATTCTCGTCGGTGTTGATTGAATCCCACAGCGCCTCGAATGCTCGGCGCGGGCCGAGCCACGCCCCTCCGGCCGCAACCCACCAATTCAATGTCCCGTCCGCCGACGGGTGCGAAGCGAGCCCCTCGGCGCGAACGTCGGCCTCCGTGATCTCCCGCACGCGCTCAACGCGGACGGCCTCGATCTCGAGCGTGAGGCGCGAGGCCCAGCGCGGCATGTGGATCGATGGGCGCCATACCGCGACCGCCTGCATGTTCCGGCGCGCCCAGCGCTCGTCACTCTCCGCGTCCGGGGGGATGTCAGCGCGATAGGCGACGGCGTCGCGCGACTCGATGCCAGGCGGCACCGCCCACGTCTCGCGGACCCAGAGGCGATCGCACGGCACGCCGAACGGGCACCGGACGCGCGACGAGACGGTATTCGATCCCTCCGGCGCGTCGCACTTCAGGTACGGCCCGATGTAGCGCACGTTCGTCGCGTTCGATGGGATGCCGCGCTGTCGTTCGCAGCGCTCGGTCGCGCTGCCCATCTTCACGATGACGGGCCGATCGTCGACGCGGACGGCCCGCCGCGTCTGCGTCTTCGTACCCGCGAGGATGGCGCGCACCATCGGCGCGCTGAACAGGATTGGACGCTCGATCACCACCCGACCTCACGGCTGCGATCCATCACTTCGTCTCGTCGTAGATGTCGATACCCGACTTCAGCTCGACGCCGCCTGGCCCTCCCCTCACGACGCCTGACGGCGCCCAGCCCGTTTCGCAGAACTTCTCCGCCGCCCCGCGCGAGTGCCCGCTGGACACGAGGTAGTCGACGAACGCCTCGCGCGTAGGGAACACGGGCGAGACCGGCGATCCCTCGCTCACCGTCTCCCAGAGCTGCCACCCTTCCCCCGCCGGCGGCGGCGTCTTCTCCCAAGCCTCCCAGGCCTCGCGCACCGCCGGATCGATCGCGTGTCCGTCGCAGACCTTGCAGGTGCCCCAGCGGGCCTCCTCGGCGATGCCGGCGGCCTTGCGGAGCGTCTGCTCGATCTTCCAGGAGTACTCACACCCCTGCAGGAAATGAGGCTTCTCCCCGCCGGCGAGGCCGGTCACGAGCGTCGCCATCTCTTCGGTGAATGGCAAAAGGCGCGAAGGGTGGGCCGCGAGGCTCCGCATGACGGCGCGCTGGCGTTCCGCATCGTTCTCGATCGCGCGGAGTCGCTGGTGCTCTGCCCGCGGCAACTCGACTCGAGGCGCCTGCGGCCATCCGGTGAGATACGGATGCGGGAAGATCTGGCCGCGCGCCCTCAGTCGATCCGCGTAGGGCTCCGCCACCGCTTGCTCTCCAATGAGCGCGATCATCCGCACGAGCGCGTCGAGCCATTTGCCCGCGGGCGTGGATCCCGCGATGCACATGTCCGTCTCTTCGGCGGGACACGGTTTGTGGAGCGGATTGCAAAACCCTTCCCAGACCTTGTTGAGCGGCCAATCGAAGTCGACCGGCACGCGTCGGATCTCACGTCCCATCCCTCACCTCCTCCTCCACTCCACCGCCCCGAACTTCGTCGCGAGCACCCGCCCCGTCACGACGTACCTGTGCCGCACCCGCAGCCGCAGAAGCCGCCGCCACTCCCGCCCGAGCGCCGCGAGCGACCCGAACGCGAGCCGCCGCACGACGCGCCGCCGCTCGAGGCGCCCGCGCACGACCACGAGCACCAGGCCGCGCTCCGCGCCGAACATCGCGAGCTGCGGGTCCTCGGCGACGACGAGCGCATAGTAGCGGCGCGCGTGGCGGGCGGGGTCGACGAGCTCGAGCTCGATGCGGTCGCCGAGGGACGGGTCACGAGGGCACCGGTGCACGACGTCTCGCGGCCTGCGCGGAGCGCACTCGCCGCTCGGTGATGACCTCGAGGCGCGCGTCCGTCATCGCGTGCTCGGTCATGATGTCGCCGAACTCCTCCTGCATCGCCCTTCGCTCGTCCGGCGTCGGGTCGCGCCCCGCGCGAAGGATGAACATCGACGCGGCGTAGGCGAAGACGGCGGCGAGGTCGCTGAGGTCGTAGCGCTTACTCATGGGCTCTCCGACAGCCGACAGAACTCGCGCACCGCCGGCTCCATCCAGGGGTGGCGACTCGTTTGGGTACCGCTCCCGTCCGTGACGACCCAATGGCCCGCCTTGTCCTTCCGCAAGATGGCCTTCCCGGGCACCTCGAACCGGGTCGCCAGGCCAAGAAGAGCGAGCTGGGTGAGTTGCTCGAACTTCATACGAAAGGCTCGATGTCGAAGTCGGCATCGCCGGCGGCGCTCCCGCGCTCCCCATCGACGAGCGCCTGGACCAGCCCGGCGAACGGCGCGATGCGCTCGGCGTAACGAATCCAGTCGGCCTTGAGGTCCTCGGGCAGCTCGTCGAACGCGGCTTTCGCACGGAGCGGAGACCATTGCTCGGGTGGCTGACACCCACCGCTGTCGGTCTCCGCGCCCTCGGCGCCGTTGCGGCTCGCGAAGTGGAGCTGCCATGCGAGGGCCTCGAAGCGTCGCGCGCGGTCGTCGGCGGCCGGCGCGCTCATGGGCGACGCAATCCTGTCCTCAGGTCTAGAGCGCACGCGCAGAGCGCTCGCCCGATCGGGCTCTCGTCAGGCGCCGGGAACGGCAATCCACACGAGCGGCATGTGGTGCCGTCGCTCGACTTGAACATGCGGTCCGCCGCCTCCTGCATTTCGGGCGTCATGGGCGCCGTCTTCTGATCCGGTCCGGGCATCTCACTTCTCCTTGTCGAACGTCTCGTCGAACCGCCGCTTCGCCTCCGCGAGCGCGGCGAGCGCCTCGGCGCGTTCGGTGCGCGCGACGGCCTCATCGTCCTGCGCGCGAGCGAGCGTCCGCGTCTTCTCCTCGAGGAGCTCCCCGGCGAGCGTCGCGATCTCCTTCGCCTCCCGCAGGCGGGCGAAGAGCTCCTCGAGCGTCGGCGCCGCGGAAATCTCGGGGGGGGGGGG